GGACACCACGCGCCGCGAGCCGTCCCACTTGACGCGGAAACGCAGCAGCGAGCCCCGCGGCCCCGGATCATCCAGGACCACGGACGTTATGAACCTGACCATTACGGCAGCCCCCTCCCAGTGAGCAGCCAGTCGGACGACAAGCCGAAATCTACAGCCAGATAAGAGAGCCACACAGGCGACACGCGGAACGTCACGTGCTCCGCGTTGTAGAGGCTGCCACGGCTGATCCCGTAGCGGTCACAGAAGGTCTTGCGGCCACGGATAAGGCCGCCGTCTATTATAATGTCCAGGGCGGTGGTAAACCTGCCCGCTATCTCCCTATCTGACATCGGACCTTGAGGTTATATCGCCAATGGTGGCGGATACGGAGGTATGGCCGCCCCTGCTCATATCAACGATGACGAGACGCAGGCCGGCGCAAAGGTCGGTAAGGCGGCGCATCTCGTCCTGCGCCTCCGAAAGGCGGTCGCGCAGGTTGTCGCGGTCATTGCGGATACAGACAAGCCGGTCGTTCATCGCGTCCAGGCTTCTCTTGCTCAGCTCACCCTGCGAGGCGGCCAGCTCGGCGTTCCGGCCGGCTATCTCAGTAAGATTGTCAAGCGACCGGCCAAGAGTCTGCACTATGGCGTTGGCGCGGTCAAGGCGTTCATCGCTGCTCTCCTGCAGCTTTTTTGAGGTCTCGCCCCACTGGGCAAAAAAGGCGGCTATCAGTCCCGAAAGCCTGCCTATCGAATCATCATCAGACATAAAAAGTGTTTTTAATTATACATAGGCCTTAAAGGTCATAGGCAAAATAATAAAGGGCGGCCCAGCGCCAGATGATCTGCGACCCGATCAGTGCGACCCAAAGCAGGGACTGGAAGAGGGCCACGCCGTAATGGCCGGCGCGCAAGGAACGGAGGTCGCTCCTCTTGCGGTACGATCCGCCGCCGAACCAGCCGGGTGTCCACGCCACCACGTCCTTCTTGCGGTAAACGTCCTCGGCCCTGAGGCACGGCCAGGCGAACGAGCCGAGCACCCACACGGAGAACACGCCAAGGACGGGGATGAAGCCCACGATGATCCACTCGACGAGATACCACACGCCGGGGCACGCGCCCAGCCACCATCTCTTGTAGCCGTCCGCCTCCAGCAGACCCACAAGCCGCTTGATCTCGGCCTTGTACTCCTCCTCGGTATATACCTCGATCCCGAACAGCCCCATAACGCCGCTATTTTGAAGTAAGATTCTCTATGATTTTAGTGAGGCGGTCCACCTGCGCCCTCAGGCTCTCGTTCTCCGCACGCAGGGCAGCCAGTTCGGACGAGTCCGGGCCGGACGACGTGGCCGTAGCCGTGACATTGCCTATCTTAATTGAAGGGCTATTCGATAAATCTGCTATCAGCATAGACGTATCCCATCCTTGATCATTGTTCAAAAGTTTACTAAACTTTTCTGGCGGCAACTTAGCCCTACCCGTCTCAATACTTGATAAAAAACTCTTTCCGACACCTAAATAGTCGCCCAATTGGCTCTGAGTTAGGCCATTTGCGACTCGAAATTCTCTTATTCCTTTCATAAAGAAGCAGTTAGCGCATTTATTCAAAAAGTTTGGTAAATATTTACCAAAATGTTTTGTAGTTTACTAAACTTTGTTTACTTTTGTACCCGAAAGATATGAATAAATAAACATATCAATAAACAAATATAGGAATAAACAACTAAAAAACAAACGGATATGACAAAGCAGGAATTCATAGAACGCACGGGGTTCACCCCGACAGACGCCCACTTCGCGCTCATCCATGAAGAGTATATGGATGCCGGACAGAACGTGGGAAAAGACCAGTTCTGCAAGGAATGGCTGAGGAACGGTGGCCCGCAGAGGGCCTACGACTGGGCGCGCCAGGTGGGCGTGAGCGCGGTCGCCGACATGCTCACGGCCAGGGCCGAAAGGGACGACCTCTCCGAAAGGATGAAGAGCCTCGTCGCAAAGGACACCGAGCTGGTAAACGAGAACAACAAGCTGGTGGACAGGAACAACGAGCTCCGCAAGGTCCTGGTCCTGCTGATCGCCAAGCTGGCGCTCGGGGACACCAACGCCCTCGACGACGGCACCATCCTGATGATACGGGACATAATCAACAACACACTGAGCAACCGATAAAAATCACAGATATGGAAAAGAACGCTAGATTATTCGAGCACGAGGACGGCAGGATGGCCGTCCTCAGCCAGAAGGCCAACGGAGACTGGACCCTCCGCACGGAGGGAGACGGCGACCTCATCAGGAACGAGGTGGAGCCGCTCCTTGAGGAGATCCACAAGAACCACTTCACGGAGGTGATATCCAGCAACCCGCTGGAGGACGAGATGGAGTCCCTCACCGACGACTACGCCAAGATCAAGAAGATGATCTGGAGGCTGGAGGGAACGACCAAGGCCATCAAGGCCAAGACGGGCAACAGCCAGGAAGAGGTCACCTCCGCCCTGTACACACAGCTCAACACCGTCCTCGGGCGGATGAAGATAATCATCAAGGCCCTATGGTAAGGATCATCAAGGACGCGGTGGCTGCCCTCGCGGCGGCCGCCGCCCTGCTTCTCCTGATAGGAGAGCAGCCTGACGGTAACCTCGCCTCGCTCGCGGCCGCAAAGATAGCCGGGGCCGCGCTGCTCTACGCCGCCGCAAAGGTGATGGAGCGCAACCACCCCGAATGGAAGGAGGACGACGTATGAGCAGCTTCTATCCATACAAAGAGCCGGAGCCGTCCGAATACGACAGCGAGGACGAGTACCAGCAGGCCCACGACCTCTGGGAGCAGGCGGTCGACGACTATATAGACACATACATTGAAATGAACCAAATCAACAGACACTCATGACAAAGAAAAGAAACTCTTACCGGAACGCGATCGACCTGCTGGGCGTGGGCGAAAGCGTCACATTCGCCAGGGCCGCCAAGGCCTCCGTGCTGCGGGCCACCGCCTGCTCCGTAGGCAGGGACACCGGAAAGGCGTTCACGGTCAACGCCCCCGCGGGAAAAAGCATAACAGTCACACGCATAAAATAAGATGACATGGACGCCGACACACGCATTATAGACCTGACGTTCGGCCAGCTCGCCGAATGGCTCAGGGAGGCCGGATTCAAGCCCGTGGAGGCCAAGCCGGAGCAGAAGGAGACACCCGCCCAGAAGGGCCCCGAGAGATGGATCGTCAAGGGGTGGGACGGCCTCGCCGAACTCCTCGGGTGCTCCAAGACACAGGCCTGGAGGATCGCCAAGACAGGCCTTCTCAGGAAGGCGACCTACAGATACGGCCAGACCATCCTCTTCGACGCCGAAAAGGTGCTGGAGGCGATGAGGGCCGGCCGCTGAGACGGCGGCGAAGCGGGGATCCGGAATATTCACATTTCAAAGCACACGACGATTCGGGGGTTCGACTCCCCCGCCCCGCCAAAGACAAATCCACTAAGCATTATGGATCCTATAAACATCAACATCAACGTCCAGGTCGGACTGACCGAGGACACAGGAAGGACGCTCAAGGAGCTGATCCTTCGGGAAAGGGCGGACGCGCCAAGCGCCGCCGCTGAGACGGCCGCCGAGCGCGAAACGGCAGCCAAGGAAAGCAACACGCCGGCCGGAACGAAAAAGGCCCCAAATCGCACGGAAATGGCCGAAAAACGACCGGAAACGACCGAAAAACGACCGGAAACGGCCGGAATCGGCACGGACGCGAAAGAAAATGACGCGAAAGAGCCTGAGACGATCACGGACGTGGCCCTCAGGGAGGCCGTGAAGCTGGCCAAGAACCGCACTGATGTGAAGACCGTCCGCGCCCTGTTCAACGAGTTCGGCATCGGCGCGTCAAGCGAGTGCCCCAACGACAAAAGGCCGGAACTGCTCAGGAGGCTGGCCGTTCTGGAGAAGGGAGGACAGGACAATGCCTGACAGACACGCCATATTAGCCCCGTCCTCATCCGCCAGATGGCTGGCCTGCCCGGCCTCCGCGAGGCTGGAGGAAAGGGAGCCGAACAAGGACACCGTCTTCACCAGGGAGGGAACCACGGCTCACGCGTTCGCCGAACGCTGCCTCGACTGGCTGAAGGAGACGAACGCGGAAAGCGTGGGCGAATGCCCCGAAAGGCTCAGGAACGCCCTCAGGGAGAAGTGCGCCAAGGACGGGTACGACTGGCAGGAGATGGCCTCGGCGGTCTGGGACAACTACGTCCGTCTTGTCTACGAGGACTTCCTGACGGCACGCGCGTCCGACCCTGACGCGATACTTCTGATAGAGCAGATGTACAGCCTCCGGGAATATGTCCCCGAAAGTTTCGGAAGCTCCGACGCGGTCATCATCAGCGGCGACACCCTCTCCGTCTACGACCTCAAGTACGGCAAGGGGGTGAAGGTGTCAGCCTGGGGCAACACACAGATGAGGCTCTACGCCCTCGGGGCGTTCCTCGCCCAGGGCGAACTGTACGACATCACCTCCCTGCGCGCCACGATCATCCAGCCAAGGCTCGGATGGGTGTCCACCGACGCCTTCACCGCCTGCGCCCTTCTGGATTGGGCTGAAAAGGAGCTGAGGCCAAAGGCCACCCTCGCCTACCAGGGCATAGGGCCGACCGTGCCGGGGGCTCACTGCCGGTTCTGCAAGGTCGCCCACAAGTGCAAGGCGCTGGCGGACCTCGCCACACAATGCGCGGACGTCAACGCGGAAACGCTGGACAACGACGGGATAGCGGACTACCTGCGCAAGGCCCCGGTGGTCAGGACATGGCTGGACGCCGTGGAGGGCCGCGCGCTGGAGGCCGCCCTTAACGGGGAAAGGTTCCCCGGCTTCAAGCTGGTCGAGGGCCGGAGCGTAAGATCCATCAGCGACAAGGCGCTGGCAATCGCAAGACTGGCAAGCAGGGACTACCGCGAAAGCGTCTACCTCAAGGCGCCGGAACTGCGGACGATCACCGAGCTGGAAAAGAACCTGACCAAGAAGGGCTTCAAGGAGCTTCTGGGAGACCTCGTCATCAAGCCCAAAGGCAAGCCTACCCTCGTCCCCGAGGACGACCCGAGGCCGGAGATCAACAACGCCGGCGACGATTTCAACGACATCATCAATACCGAATAGCTATGCTGATCAATAAACTTATGCGCCTGATCGGCCGCCTTGACCGCTACCTTAGACTGCAAGAGGACGAGAGCAGTAGGTCCCGAAAGGAACCGCACCGCTACTCCAAGGCCCACACGAAGGGGCGCCTCAAGTACGTCCAGACAATCACCACCGGACCCGCCAAGTATGCGGGCCAGAAGACAAGCAAGACATTAATCCACACAAAAAACTAAACGTTATGGCAAATCCAACGACAATGGCGGACACCAAGGTCCGCATCGGAGAAGTAAGGTTCAGCTATCTCCACGTCTTCACGCCCGACAGCGTGGACGGCAACGAGCCAAAGTACAGCGTAAGCCTCATCATCCCGAAGGGCGACACCGCCCTCGTGGACCGGATCAAGGCGGCCATCAAGACGGCCTACCAGCAAGGACTCCAGTCCAAGTGGGGCGGCAAGGCAGGCAACTGGAGGAACCCGCTCAGGGACGGGGACATCGACCGCCCGGACGACGAGGCCTACAGGGACTCGTGGTTCATCAACGCCAGCAGCAAGACCAAGCCGGGCGTGGTGAAGCCGGGGATGGTGGACGGCAAGCCCGCCGCCGTGGCCGCCTCCGAGGAGGAGGTCTACAGCGGATGCTACGGCTACGCCTCCGTCAACTTCTTCCCGTACGCCAACACCGGCAACAAGGGGGTCGCGGCCGGCCTGAACAACATCCTCAAGACCAAGGACGGCGACTACCTCGGAGGCCGCGCCTCCGCTGAATCCGACTTCGGAGACCTTGTCGGCGAACTCAACGACCTGCCGGACGACTTTGACGACGCGTTCTAGCGACCCGCCCCCGGATCGGTCAAAGGCCGGGACCGCGGTCCGAACCCGCGGCGGGGGCCAAAAAAGACAAAACGAAATGAGACACCTGCATATTGACATCGAGACCTACAGCTCGGAAAGCATAGCGGACTGCGGCCTGTACAGATACGCGGACGCGCCCGACTTCAGGGTTCTCCTGATAGCCTACAAGGCCGATGAGGACCCCACTATGATCATAGAGGTCCAGGACGACCAGCGTCTGCCTGAATGGCTCGCAAACGCCCTTCTCGACCCCGGGGTCACCAAGCACGCCCACAACGCGGCCTTCGAGCGGGTGTGCCTCTCGGTCATACTGAGGAGGACGGGCGTACTGCCGCAAGGCGAATGGCTCGACCCGGCGCAATGGGAGTGCTCGATGGTGCTCTGCGCCAGGGCGGGGCTGCCCCTCTCCCTGAAGGAGGCCGGCGCGGAACTGGAGCTGGAGGACCAGAAGATGACAGAAGGACGAGACCTCATCAGGCTCTTCTGCACCCCGCATGAACCGCAAAGCGGCCTGTTCATAAGGGGCAAAAGGGCCGAGCCTGCCGACTTCCCTGAAGAGTGGGAGACCTTCAAGGCCTACTGCGTAAGGGACGTGGACGTGGAGTACGAGATCTGCAGGAGGCTGGAATGGCTGAAGGTGCCGCCCAAGGAGCGGGAACTCTACGCGGAAGACCAGCGGATCAACGACCGCGGCGTGCTGGTGGATATGGGGCTGGTGCGCAACGCGGCCCGCGCGGACACACTGCGCAAGGCGGACCTCAGCGCTGAGGCCAAGGCACTGACAGGGCTGGGCAACCCAAACAGCGTCACCCAGCTCAGGGAATGGCTGTCGGGACGGCTCGGAACGCCCGTAGCGAGGCTCGACAAGAAGACGATCCCCACGCTTATGGAGTCCGCCGCCAAGGGGTCGCCGGAACGCAGGGCGCTTGAGATAAGGATGGAGCTGGGCAAGACCAGCAACAAGAAATACGAGACGATAGAGCGGTGTGTCTGCGCGGACGGGCGCGTCCACGGGCTCTTTCAGTTCCACGGGTCGAGGACGGGCCGATGGGCGGGGCGGCTGGTGCAGATGCAGAACCTGCCCCAGAACCACATCGAGGACCTTGACTTCGCAAGGGAGGCCCTTATGGACGGCGACACCGACCTCCTCCAGCTCTGCTACGGCAACGTGCCGGACACGATATCGCAGCTCATCAGGACGGCCTTTGTGGCCCCCGAGGGCAAGACCTTCGCGGTCTGCGACTTCAGCGCCATCGAGGCGCGGGTCACCGCGTGGCTGGCAGGAGAGGACTGGGTGCTGGACGTGTTCAGGAAGGGCGGCGACATATACTGCGCCACCGCCAGCCAGATGTTCCACGTGCCGGTGGAGAAGCACGGGCGCAACGCGGATCTGCGCCAGAAGGGAAAGATCGCCGTCCTCGCCCTCGGCTACGGGGGCGGGGTCGCCGCCCTTGAGGCTATGGGCGGAAAGCGCCTGGGGCTCACCGAGGACGAGGAATGCGAGATCGTGGGGCACTGGCGCAAGGCCAACCCGAACATCGTGAGGCTCTGGAAGGCGCTGGAGTCCGCCTTCATACGCTGCGCCACCTACGACACGGTGGAGCGCGTGGGCGGCCTGAGGATAGTCAGGGTCAAGGACAGCCTGACGGTGTCGCTTCCGAGCGGGCGCCGGCTGGTATACCCGAAAATGAGACTGGGGGACCACCAGGGCAAGAGGCGGCTCATCTACAGGGGGACAAACCAGAAGACAGGCCGCTACGGGGACGTGGAGACCTACGGGGGCAAGATCACGGAGAACATCGTCCAGGCGATAGCGAGGGACTGCCTCGGCCACGTGATGCTGGCCGTCCCCGGCATCGTGGCCCACGTCCACGACGAGATCATCACGGAGGTGCCCGCCGGCACCGCGACACAGGAACTGGAACGGATCCGCAAGGCGTTCGCGGACGCGCCCGAATGGGCACACGGACTGCCGCTCTGCGGGGCCGGATACATCACACCTTATTATAAAAAAGACTAAGAATTATGGCAAGAAAACCGAAAGACCTGACAGGACAAAGGTTCGGCCACTGGACGGTGGTGGGCTACGCGGGCCTCAGGGCCTGCGGAAAGACGAGCAGGCACTACTCGTCCTGGGTATGCCTATGCGACTGCGGCACGGAGCGCGTGCTGCTGTCCCAAAACCTGATCTCAGGACTGACACAGAGCTGCGGCTGCAGCAGAAGGGACGGGACATCATACCCGTCGGGAAAGAGGGTCGGGGGCGCGAACTACTGCGGCCCCGAAAAGGGCTCCACGATTCCCGCGCGGCGGGAAACTGACTACATACCTTCCGACTACGGAAAGGACGACGCGTGGATGCTCGGCCCGCAAGGCCTGAAAGGACTGTTCAAAGAGGGCGCCCTATGACACACGCCTCACTCTTCAGCGGCATCGGAGGAGCCGAGATAGCCGCGGCGTGGCTGGGATGGGAGAACCTGTTCCACTGCGACATAAACGAGTTCGGCCGCAAGGTGTTGGGATATTGGTTTCCGCAATCGAAAGAATACAATGACATCAAGACAACAGACTTCACGGAGTGGCGGGGACGTGTCGACGTCCTCACCGCAGGGTTCCCCTGCCAGCCCTTCAGCATGGCCGGGAAGCGCAGGGGAGCGGATGATGACCGCTACCTCTGGCCTGAGACTATCAGAGTCATCAAGGAGGTTCGGCCCGCTTGGTTCGTGGGTGAGAACGTGTTTGGAATCGCGTCGATGGTACTCCCCGGCGAGGAGGTTGACATGGGCCGCACAGACGATCTTTTCGAGGAGGCTCACCTATACCGAAAGGAGCAGCGGTACGTCCTCGACCGGATCTGCCAGGACATCGAGGACGCAGGATATACCGTCCAGCCGGTTGTTATTCCGGCTTGTGCCGTCGGAGCGCCGCACAGGAGGGACAGGGTGTGGTTTGTCGCGAGGCGAATATCTGCCCACCCCGAGGGCGAACCTTTACAAGGGCGGGGTGGCCACCGTCTCGGAGTCCCACGCAGCCTACGGGCTGAATCTGGCGGATATGGCGCGTCAGAATCTCCTGCCGACCCCGCTTGCGGTGAGTGTCCGCCACTCCAAGAGGGTCTCGGCGGCGAAGGCGCAGGGAAGCGGGTCGTTCCGCAGTCGGCTGAACGGCGAGGAAGCCCCGACCGGGCTGGAGGACTGGCTGGAGTTCCACGAGCTGATGCCGAGTCCCGTGGCGCAGGACTACAGGAGGAGGGACCCGAACTCCAGGCAGCAGGGGCTGCCGGAGGTGTGCCACAGGCTGCTCAACACCCCGATAGCGGACGGGCTGAAGAAGCGGACGGGCAAAGGCCTGGAGCGGATGAGCGCGGAGGACTTCGAGGCGATGTTCCCGGAGAACGGCGGATCCCCAGGTTCGAAGGATGGGAGGGCTTCCCAGCTCAACCCCCTGTTTGTCGGGGAGATGATGGGCTACCCTTTGGAGTGGCTAACCTCTCCATTCCTTTCGGGAGATGGCGAAGGGAGGCCATAAAGGCTCTCGGCAACGCTTGGGTGCCGGAGGTGGCCTACGAGATATTCAGAATGATACAGGAGGTCGAGGACAATGGGCGATAGGAACACACACGCCGAGGCGACGGCCCTCATCGAGGACCTCGGCCTTGAGGTCGATATGATAAGCGTGGAGCTTGACAGCGAGTGCGCCGCCGAACTGGCGCTGGGCGGGCTGCTCCACGCCCGCACGGACGAAACAAACATATAAGCGATATGGACACATACATAATAACAGTGGGGCGCTCGCGCGCCGAAAAGATCTGGAAGGCGCGGGCGGTCACGTGGGACGACCTCGCGGCGCGCCTCGCGGACGTGAGGAGGACGCCTGAGAGCGCCTCCGAGTACAACAGGATGGGCGCCGAGGCAAAGGGCCGCGCCAAGGACGTGGGCGGCTTCGTGGGCGGCCGGTTCAGCGGCACGAGCCGCAAGGCGGACGAGGTGGCCGCGCGGTCGCTCATCACCCTCGACATCGACCACGGCAACGCCAGCACGGTCGGGATAGTGGAGGACATGATGGAGGGCACCGCCTGGTGCCTATACTCCACCCACAGCCACACGGCAAGGACGCCGCGCTACAGGCTGGTAGTGCCCCTGAGCAGGGAGGTCAGCCCGGACGAGTACATCCCCATAGCCCGCAGGCTCGCGGACGACATAGGCATCGCCCTCTTCGACCCCAGCACATACGAGCCTTGCCGCCTTATGTACTGGCCGTCCGCCAGCAGGGACGCGGAATTCGTCTACAGGAGCGGCAAGGGCGCGCCCTACGACGCGGACGAGGCCCTCGCCACCTACCACGACTGGAGGGACGCGGACGAATGGCCGGCGGGACCGCAGGACGGACCCAGGAGGAAAAGGGCACAGCGGATGGAGAACCCGGAGGAGAAGAAAGGAATCATCGGGGCATTCTGCCGCGAGTACGACATCCCCGCCGCCATCGAGGCCTTCCTTCCGGGGGTCTACAAGGCCACGGCAAGGCCGGACCGCTACACCTACGCGGCGGGCTCCACGGCCTCCGGCCTCGTGGTGTACGACAACGGGCGGTTCGCCTTCTCCAACCACGGCACGGACCCCGCCTTCGGGCGCGAGGTGAACGCCTGGGACCTTGTCAGGATCCACCGCTTCGGGGGGCTGGACTCCGAGGCCTCCCCGGACACGCCGGTGAACAGGCTTCCTTCCTACGCGGCGATGAGGGAGCTGGCCGAAAGCGACCGGCGGACGGCCGAAAGGCGGGCAAGGGAGAAGGGCGAGGAGATCCTGAAGGAGTTCGGGGACGTGCTGGAGGGGTCCGACGCGGACTGGACATCCAAGATGCAGATGGACGACCGCGGGCGCAACTTCATAGCCTCGCCCTACAACTTCGGCCTCATAATGGACAACGACCCGAGGCTCAAAGGCACCGTGCGCCGCGACATATTCATCAGCAGGGACATCGTGTCCCGAGACCTGCCGTGGCGCAAGGCCGCGGACGACCAGTTCTGGAACAACAGCGACGACGGCGGCCTCATCGACTATGTCTCAAGGTGCTACAGGCTCGTCAACAAGACCGCCCTTCTGGACGCCCACGACCTGTCCGTGTCCAGGAACGCCTTCCACCCCGTGAGGGACTACCTGAACGCCCTTGTCTGGGACGGGACACCGAGGCTGGACACGGCGGTGATAGACTACCTCGGGGCCGCGGACAACGAGCTTACAAGGGCGATGACACGGAAGCACCTGACGGCCGCCGTGGCCAGGGTGATGCGGCCGGGGATAAAATACGACTACACCCTCGCCCTCACGGGCCCCGAGGGGATCGGCAAGTCCACCCTCATCCGGAAACTCGGACGGCAGTGGTTCGACGACAGCCTCGTGACCATCGAGGGCAAGGAGGGTATGGAGTGCCTGAGGGGGAAATGGCTCATAGAGATAGGAGAACTGACCTCCTACAAGAAGAGCACGGCCGAGGCCTACAAGGCCTTCCTGAGCAAGCAGGAGGACGCGTACAGGCCTGCCTACGGCCGCAGGACCGAAGTCTTCCCAAGACAGTGCGTCTTCTTCGCCACAACCAACGAGGCCGCCTTCCTGAAGGGAGACACGGGCAACAGGCGGTTCTGGATCATCGAGTGCGGCGCGGACATCCCGTGCCACGACGTGTTCACGGAGCTGGAGGCGAACGTGGACCAGATCTGGGCCGAGGCCGTGGCGCGATGGAGGGAGGGCGAACCCCTCTACCTTGACAAGGGCCTTCTGGACAGGGCGGCCAAGGCAAGGCAGGAGACGCACAACGAGCTGATGTCTGACGACCGCAAGGGGCTCATCGGGGAATTCCTGGACAGGCGGCTCCCGACAAACTGGGAAAGCCTGACCACCTCGCAAAGGCAGGAGTTCTTCAGAACGGGCCCACAGATAGGCGACAACGAGCCTTATATATTAAGGGAGACCATAAGCGCCATCGAGGTACTGAACGAGTGCATCAGGCAGCCTATGGACGAACGAACGCGTTACCGCACAAGGGAGATCAACCAGATCCTCCGGGATATGGACAACGTCACCTACGCGGGGCTGCGCTACATCAGTGGCTACGGCCGCCAGCGGGTCTATGAGATACGGAGGAATGCCAGATGACGGCCAGAACGGGGGGCTGAACGACGCGGTGAACAGAGAAAATCACAAAATCTTTGTTCCAAAAGGCGGAACAAAGCACAAAAACGGCTGTTCACCGCATCGTTCGGTCCTATCGTTCTCCGCTAAATAACAATATAACAATTATTTATAAGAATTATGGAACAATGGAACAATAAAAGGCCTTGGGACTTCAAGAAAAAGACTTTAGACAAGTGAAAAATTAGAGGTGTACAGCCTAATCGCGTTCCCACAGATATGTATGCGTATGTACGCGCGATTGTTCTATTACCGCCGGAAAGCAAAAAGCAGAATGAAAGCAAAGACGAACACAGAGAACAGGCCCAAGGCCGAAAGCGAGAAGACCCTTGAACGCAGGCTGGCCGCCGAGGTCAGAAGGCTCGGGGGGATGGCGGTGAAGCAGACCGCCCAGTATCACAGGGGGCTCCCCGACAGGATAGTCCTGATGCCACACGGGCTCACCTACTTCGCGGAACTCAAAAGCACGGGCCGCAAGCCCACCAAGCTGCAGGACGACACGATGGCGGAACTCCGCCGCCTGGGCTTCCCGGCCGTGGTCATCGACGGCACCGAGGGACTCGACGCGTTTTTGAGCCTTCTGAGGCGCGACCAGATGATCTTCGAGGGATGACACGGTTCGAGCCATACGAGTACCAGAGAAGGGCCGTGAGGCACCTTCTCGACCACAAGAGCGCCGCCCTCTGGCTGGACATGGGGCTGGGCAAGAGCGTCATCACACTGACGGCCGTCTCCGAGCTGCTGGGCAGCCTCGAGGCGGCGCGCGTCCTGGTCATCGCCCCGAAGTCCGTGGCGATGAACACCTGGAGCGACGAGGCCGCCAAATGGGAGCACCTCTCCGAGCTGACGGTGGCCGTGGCCGTGGGCACCGAGAGGACGAGGCGCAAGGCGGTCGAGGGCGGCGCGGACATCACAGTGATCAACAGGGAGAACACCGTATGGCTGGAGGCCAACTACGGCGGCGCGCGGTGGCCCTTCGACACCGTGGTCCTTGACGAGGCCTCCAGCTTCAAGAACCCTACTTCCCAGCGGTTCAAGGCGCTGAGGCGGCTGCGCCCGTACATACGCAGGATCTACGAGCTGACCGGCACGCCGTCCCCCAACGGCCTTATGGACCTGTGGGCCCAGATGTGGCTGCTGGACGGGGGCGAAAGGCTGGGGCGGACGCTCACGGCCTACAGGACGCGGTGGTTCAGGCCGGGCCACGGGAGCGGCCACGTGGTCTACGAGTGGAGGCCGAACAAAGGCGCGGCGGACGAGATAACGGGGCGCGTCTCCGACCTGTGCCTGAGTATGTCGGCCGACGAGTATCTGCGCCTCCCGCCGATGATCGTCATCGACACCGCGGCGCGGCTGGACGCAAGGACGATGAGGGACTACAAGGCCTTCGAGAAGGACTGCCTGATGGAGCTGGACGGCCAGACCGTTACCGCCCAGCAGGCCGCCGTCCTGACGGTAAAGCTCCAGCAGTTCACGGGCGGCGGGATGTACGACACCGAGGGCGGCTACCACCGGATCCACGACGCGAAGGTCGAGGCCCTGAGGGACCTTGTCGAGGCGGCGGACGGGTCGCCCATCCTGGTCTTCTACGGCTTCACGGGCGAAAGGGACATGATCACGGAGGAGCTCTCCGGATACGGCCCCGTGGTCTTCAGGGGGGAACCGGACATCCTGAGGCGATGGAACGCCGGCGGGATACGCGTCCTCCTGTGCCACCCCGCGTCCGTGGCCTACGGCCTGAATATGCAGCGGGGCGGCCACATCATCGTCTGGTACACTGCCACCTGGAACCTTGAGCTCTACCAGCAGGCGAACGCGAGGCTGCACCGCCAGGGACAGGGTGAGCCCGTGAGGGTGTACAGGATAAGCGCGCCGGGCACCGTCGACACGGACGTGCTGGGCGCGCTTGACGGCAAGAGGACACTTCAGGACTATGTCCTGGAGAAGGTCAGGGGGTCGAAGTAGGCCAGAATGGCGCGGTTGATCACGTCCGACTTGGAGCCCTCGCAGGACTCCAGCAGGGCCTCCACCTCCGGGGTGGCCTTGAACCCGTAGGTCTTGCCCCTCGTCCTTTTGCGGCCCGCCCCGGGGCGCGCGCCGCCGCGGGCCTGATTTTGTTTCGCGTTCGCTTTCATAATCCGGAAAATAGTTTTACTTTTGCCAAAACCGCCAACGAACGGGGGCCCGTCCGCCCCCGCCGTGGAACTAGAATGATAACCTTACGAGCGTTATCACCAGTTTCCAAATTCTGAGTCTGAGTATCGTAATCTTCATAACTACAGAAATTTGGCGGTTTTTTCCTTTATCCTTTCAGGCGACTCGGACTCTTCCTTCGCGGCTCACCCGAACCGCAATGCAAATATAGGCAATTTTTTGAAAACGTCAAACGATTTCAAAAAATTATTTCCACACAAGATGCTCAATTTCTGAGCAGGTTTTCTTATATTTGCAAAAACCACAGGATTATGTCGACAAGCGGACTACCGAAATGGCTGCAAGGCCTTGACCCCGCTCCGTTCAAATGGGGCGGATGCGGCGTCCTGCGCGCGCGGCTTCCCCTCTGGAGGCTGCGGGGCAACACCGGGCAGATACAGGGCGTCCCCGCCAATCCGCGGCGCTGGAGCGCCACACAGCTCGACAGCCTCCGGCAAAGCCTCAGGGACACGCCGGAGCTGCTCGCGGCAAGGGCGCTGCTGGTCGTCCCCCACGGCGAACAGGCGGTCGTGATAGGCGGCAACATGAGGCTAGCGGCGGCCAAGGCGGACGGCTACGAGGACCTGCCCTGCATAGTCCTGCCGGCGGACACGCCTCCGGCCAAGCTCAAGGAGATAGTCCTGAAGGACAACGGCACGTTCGGCGACTGGGACCTCCCCGCGCTTCTGGAGGACTATCCGGAATTCGACCTCGCGGCCTGCGGCATAGCGGTCGGGGGCGGCGACACGGGCGCTGAAGCCGAACCGTCCGAGGACGACTTCTCGCAGGCGGTGGCCGACACCGCGCCGCCGGTGACAAAGGCCGGCGATCTCTTCGCTCTCGGCGACCACCTCCTGATGTGCGGGGACGCCACAAACGGGGAGGCCGTGGGCTTTTTGGCCAAGGCGGGGCCGGTGGACCTCCTGATGACCGATCCGCCATATAACGTGGACTATGAGGGGGGCACGGCCGCAAAGCTCAAGATAATGAACGACAGGATGGACGACACGGTGTTCATCGAGTTCCTCGCGGCCGCGTTCAAGGCGGCTGACAGCGTTATGCGCAAGGGGGCCGCGTTCTATCTTTGGCACGCGAGCAGCAAGGCCTTCTGCGTCCATTCGGCCTGCAGGGACATCGGATGGGAGGTAAAACAGGAACTCATCTGGAACAAGAACAGCCTGGTGCTGGGCCGCCAGGACTACCAGTGGAAGCACGAGCCGTGTCTGTACGGCTGGAAGGACGGGACGCACTACTTCTGCGACTCCAGATCGGAGACCACCGTATGGGACGAGGAGCAGCCTGCCGATTTCGCGCGGATGAGCAAGCCGGAACTGGTGGCGCTTCTCCGGGAGCTTTACAGCGGCGATGTAAGCACAACCGTGGTCAACGAGGCAAGACCGAACGCCTCCGAGGATCTTCCGACGATGAAGCCGATCCGGCTAATCGGGCGGCTGGTACGCAACAGCACGCGCAAGGGCGAAAGGGTTCTGGACCTTTTCGGAGGTTCCGGATCCACGCTGATAGCCTGCGAGCAGCTGGGGCGCAAGTGCCTTATGATGGAGCTTGACCCCCACTACTGCGACGTGATAATAACCCGCTGGGAGCGGCTCACGGGCCGCAAGGCGGTAAAAATGAACTGATATGGAAGAGGATAAACCGAAACGCATAAAAAGGACCCAGGGCCAGCGTTACACGGCCCAGGAGAAACGCCAGATAAAGGACCTGTATCTCGCCGCGCTGGTCGAGAAGGCGGGCCTCAAATATGCCGCCAGAAGGACGGTCGGCTCCATAAACTGGGACACCATAGAGCTCTGGAAGCGTCAGGACCCCGAGTTCGCCGAGGCTGAGGCCAAGGCCATAGCGCAAGGCACCGCGGACTTCGGCGATGTCGCTGAGGCGGCCCTGGTCAAGCAGGTGCAGAGCGGCGACACCACCGCGATCATCTTCGTCTTGAAGACGCGGTTCCGCAACCGCGGCTACGCCGAAAAGCAGGAGATCACCGCGGACGTGAACGCCCGCGGCTTCGAGATAGTGGTGGGGGACCAGCGGACGGCCGACGAGCTGGCCAAGATCAAGGGGGATTAGCCTATGCGCACGTCACGGGTCTTCAGCGAGCTTCTGCATGCCTACACACTCGGCTCCGACATCATAGAGAGCCGGGGCGGCACGCGTTCGACCAAGACCTACAGCGCGCTCCAGCTTCTCAGCCTTCTGGCCGAATACGACAAGACACCGACCGTGACAAGCGTGGTCTCCGAGACCCTCCCACACCTCAAGAAGGGGGCCATCAGGGACTACAAGGCCATCATGTCCGAGGACGGCCGCTGGGACGAGGCGCGGTGGAACGCCACCGACCGGATCTACACGTTCCCGTCAGGCAGCATCATCGAGTTCTTCGGCGCGGACGCGCCCGCCAAGGTGCACGGCCCCGCCCGTGATAGGCTCTTCGTCAACGAGTGCCAGAACCTGCGCTGGGAGACGGTGAACCAGCTCTTCATCCGAACCAAGGGGCTGAAGATGCTGGACTACAACCCCACGCACGAATTCTGGATCCAGGACGAGGTCAGCGGGCGGCCGGGGACCTCGCTGGTCACAAGCACCTATCTCGACAACCCGTTCCTGACCGCGGAACAGGTCCGGGCCATTGAGGCCAACAGGCGGAACGACAACTGGTGGAGGGTGTACGGCCTCGGGGAGTTCGGCCAGCTGCGCGGGCGGATATACGACTTCGAGCAGATAGACCGGATGCCGGACGAGGACCATTTAATCGAGCTGTACGGCCTTGATTTCGGCTTCACCAACGATCCCACAGCCCTCATCCGGATATTGGCCGATACGGGCCGCAAATCGCTTTATCTGGACGAGCTGGCCTACGACACGGGGATGCAGGACGAGGACATCATCCGCACGCTGCGCCTTAACGAGGTGCGCCCGCACGGTCCGGAGATATACGCGGACTGCGCTGAGCCCAAGGCGATAAGGAAGCTCCAGAACGCGGGCTACAACGTCCGGCCAAGCTACAAGGGCAAAGAGCTCGCGTCCCAGATAAGCGAGGTGCAGGGATGGAAAATCTACGTCACGCAAGGCAGCGTGAACCTCATCAAGGAGCTGCGCAACTACACATGGGCGGAAGACGCCAACGGCAAGCTGCTTAATGTCCCGATAGACATGTTCAACCACGCCCTGGACGCGGTGCGTTACGGGGTTTTCACGAAATTCGTCCATCTTGCCCAGGTGCACCGGGGCGACCGTCCCACGACCGCGCCGGGCTGGAGGACCAACAGGAGATGAGCGCGATGAGACTTACAAAGATCAAGACAGTGGCGGACCTGCTCCGATGGGAGCCCTATCTGCCCGACGCCTACCAGACGGAACTCCGGTCCATCGAGTGCCCGGCCAAGGTAGGGCAGCATAAGGTGCCCAAGGACCTGAACGGGCTGACGCTGGAGGAACTGGACCGCTTCTGGCAGTCCAGGACACCCGCGGATCTTTTCGAGGCCGCGGGCCATTCTCTTTTCGGATGGACGCGGAAACGGACGATGGCCGCGAAAGCCCTTCCGATGATGGGGGTCCTGAACTTCGTCACGGCAGAACTGGAGCGGATAGCGCGGCTTTTCGAGGCGGCCAACACGCCGCCAACCGCCCAGGAACTGATGGCGGGATGCGACGCGCTGGACTTCGGCACGTTCGGACTGGCGGACTGGTACACCCTCAGGATGGGGCTCCACGACCACGACAAGGCCTTCTCAACGCCTTGGGTAAGGATCTACCAGTGCAGGGCCAATGACGCGGCCACAGCGGCCTTCAGCCGCCGTCTGGCCGAAATACAGAGAAGAGAGATGCAGATGAAACGATAGAGTTATGAACTTTGAGACGATAGTAAGGCAGACCGCTGAGAGGCTCGGCCTACGGTACAAGTTCGGCCCACTCCCCTACCTCAATCAGGTTCTGGACGAAGTGGCCACCACCATCACGGACGAGACGGTGTGCCTTGGCATACAGGTCACGGACGGGACCTACCTCTTTGACGACGGTCCCTATTACAGGCGCGGCGTCGAGACCCAGCGTACGCGGTTGGCATTCTGCCACAAGACACCGCTGGACTACGACCCCACAGTCGTGGAGGACATGGTGGCCGACCTTAAGGACACGGGGCTCCGGCTGATTGCGGGCCTTGAGGCCACAGGAGCGTTCACGCCAATAGGCGAAACACTCTACACGGTGATGTTCGACGCGTTCGACGCCAATCTGGTGGTTGTACTCTTCGAGTTCGATCTGGCCGAAAAGGACGGCTTCTGCTTTGACGAATAATGGCGGCAAGGACACAGGCAAGCATCGCCGGGATCCTCAGGGAGGAACTGCTGGGGCTCCAGCAGCGGATCGCGGCCAACATCATCAACACGGGGCGCCAGGCGACAGGCAAGACCATCAGGAGCATGAAGGTCCAGGTGTCACAATTGAGCGGGGTGCTGACGGGCCGCCAGGCGTTCTCCACACTTGAGCGCGGATCGCGGCCTTGGGCGCGGCAATACAGCAGGCCGCCGCGGTGGTTCGCCGAACTGATCCAGCAGTGGATCGACGCGAAACGGCTTGACCTGAACGCCTACGCGGTGGCCAGCAACCTCATGCGGAAAGGCTCGGATCTTTACAGGGCCGGCGGCGGCGCCACCGATGTCTACACAGAGGAGATCCCCAGAACACTCCGCAACATAGGCGCGCGGCTCGCGGACCGGTACGGCTATCTGGTCACCGACCGCCTGAACACCAACAGTAAAGAGATTATCGAGATATGAGAACTACCACATTGATTTCACGCAACGCCACATTGACATATCCCAATGCGGTCGTCTTCATGCACAGCCCGCAGCCGGTAATATACAAGACCACCGCCAGCCAAGGGGAACTGCTTTATCTGGATGTTTTCAACGACGCCACCGAAAAGTTCTATCGGGAAAAGCGGCGATGCCCTGACCCTGCTTCACAGGGCGATGAGGTGACGGTGGAATTCGACATATCGCGCGCCCTGCAGCAGCTTTCGCCCGATATAGACACCCTGCTGCACGGACTGGACTACAGTGGCTGTAAGTCATTAGGCACCGAACTGGGAGTCCAGCTTCGCGATAGCAGCCTTCACAGCATCCACACCTTTACGGTCTGGGCGCTTCCGGGGGCCTTGGATGCGGGCGAAACCTACAACAGCAACAGGCGCGTCCGGCTATATCCCAACTGGCCGCAGACAGTGACGGTCGGCCGACCAGGTGTGGGGGACACATTCAGCGGCACGACGGTGGCCAAAGGGGCTAAAAGCTACACGGCATCAGGTATGACGGGGCCGACAAGCGAGGCGGCACTGGTGCAACTGATCAGAACACAGAGCGGGACTACCGACCTGAACAAATTACTTGCGGGGATAGATCCGGGCCTGCAATGCTATGAGACTATCCAAGAGGCCGGCTGGCTGCAATATAGCGGCTGGGCCGTCCGGCCCTTCACGGTGGACACGACACCTATGTCCTCCGGGCGATATTTCCTGCGATGGCTCAGCCGGTCTGGCGGCGTCCGATATTGGCTCTTTTACGGAGGAGACTATAAGTTCGCGGCCTCCGCGGCCATTAGCTTCACAAGGCGGTACACAGGCGACCCGAACATGCCTGACAACAGGTGCTACCGCAACGAGTTCAAGGCGAATATGGTCGCGGGCCGCACATTGACCCTCGGCGCGCCAGCCGTTACGGACGAGGAGTTCGAGCTTCTCACCGATATGGCCGTATCGCCCGTCGTGGACCTTCTTACGGGGCTGAGCGTCACTTCGCCTACCTGGACACGGGTGGCCGTGGCCGCCGGCACCTACACGCGCAACAGGCGGCGGGCGAACCCGAATCTTCAGGACTTCGAGATCACAGTGACGCTGCCTACCTTGAACTGCATAAACCTGTAGGGCTATGAGGATTGAGCTGTTCATCAACCACCAGAAGGCGGACCTGCCGGCGAATCCGACGATAACCCTGCAATATCGCTCCAATATACTGGGAGACATCTCCAAGTTCCAGAACTCCTTCAGCTATTCGTTCAAGCTGCCGAAAACCGCCAGAAACGCCCGTATTCTCGATGATCCGGGCAATGTGGCACACGAGTCCGAATGGACACACAAAGCGCTGCCTGCGGTCCTCATTTGCGACGGTACGGACGTTCTGGGCACGGGGGCGACAGCGGTACTGCTGTCGGTCGGCGATGAATACGAGGTCTCGCTGTTATGGGACAGGATAGGGGCTCTTACCAAATGGCTTGAGAGCGACCCAAGCATCAAGGACCTCGCCAAGATAGGCATTGTTTGGAGTCGGGAGTACACGGCCTACGCGGACTTTGCCACCGCGCCCAAGTCCATCTTCCTGCCGAGTTATGACGCGGGGATAGACCTCGACCGTTTCACGGACTATGCCTGCCACCCGGCGGTCAGCCTGTTCTATCTCTTTGACGCGATATTCACCAAGATAGGCGTGGCGTACACCATGCCTGACGATTATAAGAGAGCCCTGCAATATATGGCGATGCCGCTGCCAACGCGCAACCGGCTGTTCGACAACAGCGCCAAGACTTTCACGTTACAGAGTTTCACGACAACCGTATTGTCCACCGAGAACTTCGACGTGAAGGTGATCCCAGCCACATATCAGGACAAAGGCGGTAACTATGACAGCGCCGCCAAGATGTTCATCGTCCAGACGGCCGCGTCTGAGGTACAAGTCAATATATCGCTTATAATGGGCGTAACCGTCAACGCCCGCGTGGATGCAAGCAAGGGCAACGATATGGTGATAGTCGGGGTGGCTGAGGACGGCACAGAGCAGGACATCACAAGCTGGCCGATTGATGTGACCATAGAGAACAAGCCAGGGGGCTACAGCGGGCCGCCAAGCACACTGGACGTAAGCGACACCGTCAAGCTGACAGGCTATAAGAACTATTACTTCAAATTGACCAACAGCTACTCATGGGACAAAAACCGGGTGTTGGTCTTCAGCGTAACGCCGCAATACAACACCGTGTATCTCGGCCAGGAGTTCACGACATACAACCTTCCGGACATATCGCAGGTCGCGCTCGTGAAGGCGGTATGCGCCCTTTACAACCTCGCGATGACACCAGGCGAATCCGGCGTGTCCTTCGCGCCACGAAAGGACCTGTTCAACCAAGCGATAAGTTCGCAAAGGTCGGTCGACTGGTCGGACAAGCTCATAGGCGGCAAGGACCCCACAGAGGTGGGCTTCACGGTGGAGGGCTACGAGGCGCAAAAGAACTGGTTCCGATGGAAGGCTAACAAGTTCAGGGACACGGACGCTGACGGGGCGATAGACATCAACGACACAACGCTGCCGGCCGAACAGGACATGTACACCCTGCCGTTCGCGGCCACAGAGACCTACACGGGCAAGACCGATCTGTATGCCAAGAAGTACTCCAGCGGGAAATGGTCGCCGGCGCTACAGAGCAACGAGCCGCTTCTAATGCAGGTGACCAACGACGGGGGCAACTGCGCACTCCGCTTCAGTTCCGAGGAGCTCTGGAGCCAGAAGCTGGAGAACCCAGACTATCTGCCTATGGCGGACGCGCTGGCAAGCCCGACGGTCATCAAATGCAGGCTGAATCTGAGTCCTCTGGACCTTCAGGGACTGGACTACAGCCGCGCGATATACCTGCGCCAATACGGGGCCCATTTCGCCCTGATATCCCTGCGAACCGACAGCAAGGGGAACAGCGAGGCCGAATTATTAAAACTCACATACTATGGCTAGTGTACAGACCACAAAGGACACCATCCTTCGGGTGATCGTGGACAACAACAAGGCGATCGCCCAAATCGCCGAATGGAACGAGCTCATCGACGAGCAGAAGGAAAAACAGCAGCAGCTCAAGAAGGCGCGCAAGGACGGCACGATGAGCGAGCAGGACTACCAGAAGGCGATGGCCGCCAGCCGCAACGAGGTGGCGGCCTACAACAAGCAGATGGCCGCGCTCAACAAGGAGGTGCAGAACAGCGTCAAGATAGACAGCGAGAAGGCCGACAGCCTCGCGGGCCTGAGAGCCGAGCTGTCCAACGCAACAAAGGAGTATGACAGCCTCAGCGCGGCCGAACGGAACGCCGCGCAAGGACAGGCCCTGCAGCAGCACATCAGCGATGTAACCAAGCAACTCAAGAATGCCGAGGAGGGCACGGGGCGGTTTTATCGGAACGTGGGCAACTACACCAACAGCATCACACAGGCGTTCCAAGGTATGGGGGGCGCGGCGGGGGCTGCCATCAACCCGATCAAGAATGTTACAATGGGCTTTCAGACTTTGAGCAAGACGCCGGTGATAGCCATATTAGGACTGCTGGCCAACATCATCGCGGCCGTCATCAAGGCATTGAAGAGCTCGGAGGACAACATCAACGCGGTCACCGTCTCCTTCAGCGCCCTGAGCGGGGTCGGCACGATAGTCACCAAAATCATGCAGAAGCTAGGAGGGGTCGTAGCCAAAGCGGCCGAATGGCTCGGCAAGGCCGCGGACAAACTGGGGCTTATAACGGACGCGATGAAGACGGAACAGCAGCTGACCCGCGACCAGATAGCCCTCAGCAAGGTTGAGCGCCAAAACCGAATGAAGAATGCAGATGACGAACTCAAGATTGCCAAGCTGAAGGTGCAGGCGGCCGACAAGACCAAGTACAGCGCAAAGGAGCGGCTGGCCTTCCTACAGCAGGCCGCGGATCTGGAAGAAGGGATATCGAAACGAAACCTGGACACAGCAAAGGAGCAGTACCGTATCCTTCAGGAGAAGTCCAAGCTCGCGGACAACTCCGCCCAGGAGAATGACGAGCTGGCCTCCGCCTACGAGAAGATGCGCCAGGCGGAAACGTCCTACTTCAACAAGACCAAGGAACTCACGGGCCAGATGGTCACCGCAAGGCAGGAACTGCTCGGGGCCGCAAAGGCTGAGGCGAAAGCGACGGTGAAAGCCGAAAGCGACAAGACCAAGGCCACGAAAGAGGCGGTCAAGACGGAAAAGGAGCTGATGCTTGAGCGCGCCGAAATGAGGTCAAAGGAGATAGCCGAAGAATTGAAGACAGTGGAGCAAGGCACACAACGGGAATATCAATTGAGGCGCGATCAGATGGAGCTGGAGACGGAACTGGAGATCCAGAAGCTGTCCCAGATGGACGGAACGAACGAGCTTATAAGACTGAAGCGCGAAACACTCCTGCAGTCACTGCGGGAACTCGATCAGGAGTACGAGGACGCGCTGGTGGCCGATATTATGGACACCACGGAAAAGATGCTGGACCAATGGCAGGCGGAGCACGACAAGGAAAAGGAGCTGGCCCAGGCGCGCAAGGACATGCAGCTTGACGCGGCCGGTGCGATAGCCGGCGCGCTTGGCACAACCTCACGCGCGCTGTCCGACCTTGGCGATTCCAACAGCGCGCTTACCAAGCTGTCCAAGGTTCTGGGGCTCGCCCAGATAGCCATCGACACGGGCGTGGCCACCGCCGAAGGAATCAAGAGTGCGATGGGCGCGCCGTTTCCCGCCAACCTCGCGGCCGTGGCGACCACCATAGCCACCGTGGTATCCGGTATGGCCTCGGCCATAGCCAGCGTGAAGTCGGCCAAGTTCGCCACGGGCGGCATCGTGACCGGCCCGGGAACCGCCACAAGCGTCTCGATCCCAGCGCGCCTCAGCAACGGGGAAAGCGTTATGAACGCCAGAAGCAC